AAAGAACAATGGTACACCAGAAGGCACGGTAATAGTTGCTTATCATGGTAGACCCAAGCCTTGGGACATAACATGAAGATCACACTAAATGAGAATGGCCTTAAAAGTCGCTCAATGTCTGCAAGAATACAAGAAGTAATGGACGAGAAGGTAAAGCCAAAGGTTAAAGCAAGACTTATAGAGATTGCTGGAACACTGACTGCCCTCTCCCCCGTCTGGTCAGGTGCTTATGTTACCTCACATTCCTTTGTACCTTCAGGCTCTGGTTCTGGTCGTATGAGGAAGTCTAGTCTTGATGCTGGACCTGTTGATGTTAATGGTGCAAGAGGTGACGGGTTCAACCAACTTGTAAGTGATATTAATTCGTTTGACTTCATGGAAAAGGGTGGCATATTCCGTAATCGTTCTCCCCACTCAAGGGCTGTTGAAGATGGCGGTGTAACCCCTACTGGTAAACAGATACCTGCGTATAACGTCTACAGGACTGCTGCTGCAAGGGCAAGAGCGAAGGGTAGTATCTAATGGCCAGTATCTATGACAACATCAGGTCCACCCTAGAGGACAAACTTGTTAATGCTGTTGGTGCCACACCTATTGCTTGGGAAAACATTGATTTCAAACCTACGACTGGAACATCCTTCATTAAGCCACAGTTTATCCCGACACTTCGTAGGCCTGCTGTAAGGGGTCTTCTACCACAACAGAGATACGATGGTTTATACACCGTGTTCTGCTATACACCTGAGAATGTAGGACCGGGTGCTGCTGACGATCTTGCTGATAGTATCATTGAGACATTTGAGGCTACTACAGACATTTCCTACAGTGTTGACACTAACACCACTCTAAATCTCTCAATCGACTATGCTGAACGAGAACAGGGCAGAGGGCAACCACCTTGGTACTACGTTGTTGTAAATATCGGTTGGTACATCTATAACGGATAAAGGAGCGCCAAAATGGCATTCGCACAAGGCTCACGTTCTGGGCTATCTTATATCGAAGAAGTCACTTATGGCACCACGCCAGCAGGTAACTTTACCACTCTCCCATTTACTACGCACTCCCTGAACCTGAGTAAAGACCGTGTTCAAGGCCAAGACATTCTGAGTGATCGTATCCCTCGTATTGACCGTCATGGTAACCGTCAAACGGGTGGTGACATTGTAGCTGACCTTCGTAAAGGTGACTTTGATGCCTTCATCGAATCGGTTATGTTCTCCAGCTTTGCTTCGGATGACACTATCGGTGTAGGTACTACGCTCAAGTCGTTCTCCATTGAAGACGCACTGAATGACATTTCTCAGTTTCGTATGTTCACAGGTATGGCTGCATCCACTATGGCTGTCTCCATTGCACCTAACCAGATGGTTACAACCACCTTTGGTTTTGTTGGTTCCAATATGACTACTAGCGGTACGGGTAAGACCCTGACTGCTTCCAGTTCCAACCAGCCATTTGATGCCTACTCAGGTGACTTGTCGATTGGTAACGTATCTTCGGCCACTACTTCCGGGATTGTTACATCTATCGAATTTACCATCAATAACTCTTTGGCACCTACCTTCGTTGTTGGTTCAGACTTTACACCACAACTTGAATATGGCCGTGCTGAAGTAACTGGCACTATCACCACATACTTTGAAGACCTTGCTTTTGTAAACCGCTTCATTAACGAAACTGAAACCGAGATTGAAGTCTCTGTGGATGACCCTACGGGCGTTAATGCTTATACTTTCTCCTTCCCTAAGTGTAAGATTAACTCTGCGGATGCAAGCCTTGCAAACCCTCAAAGCCGCCTTGTCACAAGTGAGTTTGTTGCTCTGTATAATACAGCAGAAGCCTCTAACCTTGTGATTACTAGAACCTCTTAATTGAGGCGAGGGGGGTGGTGATTCGTCGGGTGTTGTCACCCCCCGTTAAAAACAATACCCGATAAGACTAGAGTGCTAATAACCCTACAAATATATGGAAACCTGACATGGACCTAATGAAATTGATCCCTACTACCGAGGTAATCGTAGTAGAACTCCAACACCCAGACACCTTTGAACCTTTGATGAATGATGATGGAAGCGTTATGACCATTACGGTCTATGCACCCCACTCCAAAGAGTACAAAGCTGCGGTACACGAACAGACAAATATCAGGTTGAAGCAGATGCAAGCGAAAGGCTCTCGTTCTGTAACTGCTTTTACTGCTGAAGACCTTGAAGATGCTGCACTCAAGATGCTTGCCAAGACCACTAAGGAATGGAATATCACCGCTGGTGGTAAGAAGCCAAAGTTTAGTGTTGATGAGGCTAAGAAAATCTACGGGGAAGTCTTCTGGATTAAGGACCAAATTGAGGAGGCTGTCGCTGAGGCGGAAGTTTTTACTCAAGTCTAGCATCTGATCTACTTGAATGGGCTGAACATCAGTTTACCCTAAACAAGCCAGATGCTAGTGGACTTACCAAAAGAGAACATCTTGAACAGGTGGAAAGGCAGACTGGACGTAGCTTAAAAGAACTGGACCCCGTTGTGGAGTTTCCTGATCTATTAGCAAACGTCTGGTCTGCCTTTTGTGATTTAAGCGCCTCTCGTACCCAAGGCTTCAGCAGTGTCAACCCGATAACATATAGTGATATAAAAGACTACAGAGAAATGACAAATGCAACCCTCTCCCCAAAGGATATTAAAACTATCCGGGATTTGGATGCTGTCTATATGAGGATTGCAAATGGCTGACGATATTAGGTTAGTAGTTAGGGTCGAACAGCAAGGTGTTGTTGAGGCTATTAAAACCACAGAAGCACTTGAGCGTAGTGTAAAGACCTTATCTAGTACCTACGCTAGAGGTGGGGTTAACTACGGGCAGTATCGTAAGGGTCTTTCTCAATTAGGTTCAGAGTTTGGTAAAACAGAGGCTGAACTACGAAAGTATGCTAATGGTGTTAGGGCCAGTAAGAAGTCAGAGGAGGAGGCTAAGGCTGCTTCTTCTGCACTGAAGGCTGAGATTAAAGCACTTACTGCTGCCCGTAGAGAAGCCAATGCTATGAACGCAAGGGTGAATGAGGTTGCAAGGCAAGAGGCTGCTGCACTGAAAGCTGCGGCTACCGAGGTCCGTAAAGCTAAAGATGCTAGGCGTATGCTCCGTATGGAGTTCAAGGAAGGGTATGCTGCACAAGTTCAATACCGTGCTGCCCGTCTGCGCCTAAGCCAAGCTGAACGTGATGGTATTATTACAACCCAACAGGCTGCTGCTGCACAGAAGAACCTTGGTGTTCAACTGCAACAGGGTGGACGCCATATGTCCAGGTCTGGGGTAATCACTCAACAGGCAGGCTACCAGATGGGTGACTTCTTGGTACAGGTCCAAGGTGGTACTAACTGGATGGTTGCCTTCGGTCAGCAGGCTACACAGATGGTTGGCGCTATGTATATGCTGCCACCTGCTGTACTTGCTTCTAGTGTTGGTATAAGAGGTCTACAGATTTCTGTAACAGCACTTATTGCATCTATGGGTATTATCATTCCATTGGTTACGGCCATTGGTGCATACTTCATGCGTACAAGCGAATCCGCTAAGAAATCCAAGGATAAAATATCTGACCTAGATGCGGGACTAAAGTCTCTGGATGACACACTAGCTAAGTTCGTGCAGACCAAGAAGGCTTCTGCTATGGGTATCACCATAGAGGAGCTACTTGGTATTGATGGCATTGAGAGTGCCACACAAAAAATGGAGGATGCAAAAGCTAAGTTAGCAAGCCTTCAAGATAGTGACTTATACTCAGGGCCACTTGGGGGTTTTAATAAGTTTCTAACGGGTGGCTCTGCTCTTGAAGCCGCTGGTATGAGGGAGATTGAAAAGGCACTTCAAGGTGTCGCTGATGCCCAAGCAAGGCTAGGTGAACTACAGGCTATGCAGGAAGAGGAGAGAAGCACTGCTGCCCAAGCAACTATTGCAGACCTTGAGCGTCAAGCTGAACTAGCGCGTCTTTCAATTAAGTATGGTGAAGACTCTATTGAGGTTAAGCGTAAAGAAGAGACTTACGCTAAGGCACTATTCATCCAAGAGCAACTAAGACTTGGCATTGAAGGTGAACTCCTAACAACACTTATTGACTCATACGACAAGATGGTAGCTATGTCTGGTGTTGACATGACTACGAATGTCGCCAAGGCTGCTGATGCTGCGGCAACCCTCGCGA